ATAACCGCGAGTATCCCCTCAAGCTTATTTTTTGTATCTTGTAGCCGTATAAGCCAAAAGATAGGCCATGACAAGGGGTAGAAAAATAACCAAAAAGTGTAAGCAATGTAATAATACATTTGAAGCGTTGATGATTAAAGTCAAGCAGAATAAGGGGTTGTTTTGTAGTCAAGCTTGTTACCACGAACACAGAAAACAAAACGCCAAGGACTCAAGTCATCTAAATAGGATGCATCAAAAGAAGCACAAGTATGGCCTGACTGAATCAGAGTACTTAGGCATGTTTGACTCACAAAATAATTTATGCGCTATATGTGAGTCTTCGTTTGATAAAGTCAGGGCGTGCGTGGACCATTCGCATGAAACTGGAGAAATAAGGGGGCTGCTGTGTGATCGATGCAATAAGGGTCTTGGGATGTTTAAGGACAGTCAAGAGTTATTAACGAAAGCTATAGCGTATCTTAAATTACCAGACGTACCGAGCCAAGCTTATATCTTGGATATTCGTAGCGGTTGTTGAAAACGTGGGTTCGAATCCCACCGTCTGGACTTATAATTTGTAATTGGTCACATGTGAGTAACCCCCCTCGCGGACTTTAGTATATTTGTAACATGAGCGCAAAAAGAGATTATAAAAAAGAATACGCCAAGTATGGCAAGGGTGGTAAGGCCAAGAGATATAGAGCTGCCCTTAACAGGATAGCTCGAAGGCTTGGTGTTTACGGAAATGGCGATGGCCTTGATAATGCTCACGTAGGATCTTCTAGTAGAACTACCCCTCAGCCAGAATCTAAAAATAGGGCTAACAATAGACCTAGGGTAAGGCGTAGCAGATAACACCGCGTCATATTAGCCCCACTATATGGACGGGTAGCATAACAGCATAATGCACCAATCTTCTAAATTGGCATATGTGGGTTGGAGTCCCGCCCCGTCTACAAATCTAATAGGCCATTATCAAGTTTCAAGTGGCATTTTAATTGATGAACACTTTAATAGACATAGAAGAGTATGAGCACCCAGCGATCAGCATTTGCCCCAAGGGTACGCAAGGTGAAGCTGTCGAAATTGGTGGGCTTGTCATTATTCTTCCCGCTAAGCCGCCCAAAAAGGAAATTTTCGGACATGACCTCCCAAAGTCTATGCAGATGTGGCAACGCATATCTATGCCAGAGGAGTTGTCTAGGATTAAGTCTATGGATGAGTGGAGCGAGATGCCAAGGGAGTTTCGACAAAAGTTTTCTCCGTATATCGAAGAAGAGTTTCGCCGTCGGCGTGAGGGCTTTTGGTTTTATAACAACGGTGTCCCTACATATATTACGGGGCGCCACTACATGATGCTTCAGTGGACGAAGCTCGATGTCGGGTTTCCTTATTATCTTGCGTTTCAGCGGGACATTTTTTTACACATGGCTGCGTGTGAGGCCGACCCGCGATGTATAGGCCAGCTTTACACTAAGTGTCGTAGATCTGGGTACACTAATATTTGTTCTGCAGTGCTTGTAGATGAGGCGTCGCAGGTTAAGGACAAGCTATTAGGTATTCAATCAAAGACAGGTAAGGACGCGCAGGAAAATATCTTTATGAAGAAGGTAGTACAGATGTTTCGGCATTATCCTTTCTTCTTTAAACCAATTCAAGATGGTACCACTAACCCACGCATGGAGCTGGCTTTTCGCGAGCCGAGTAAGAGAATCACGAAGAAGAATAAGACTTCGCAGAAGGGCGAGGCTCTTAATACGATAATAAACTGGAAGAACACCACCAACAACGCATATGATGGTGAGAAGCTACATTTGTTGTATTTAGATGAAGCTGGAAAATGGGAAAAACCTACAGACATAAGGGACGCATGGAGGATTCAGCGGACCTGTTTGATCGTCGGAAGAAGAATCGTGGGAAAAGCGATGGTCGGAAGCACCGTAAATCCGATGGACAAGGGAGGAAAGGAGTACAAGGAGCTATGGGAGGATTCGAGTCCTATGAACAGGAACGCGAATGGTAGGACAACCAGCGGACTTTACAGACTCTTTATCCCAGCATACGAGTCACTTGAAGGATTCTTTGACGTATACGGCAATCCAGTCGTGGAAGATCCTGACAATCCTTTGGATGGCCTTGATGGTGATAGCGTATATATTGGAGCTAAGACGTATCTCAAAAACGAGAGAGACGGATTAAAGCACGACCCAGCGGAGCTTAACGAAGTTACAAGGCAGTTCCCCTTTACTACAGACGAAGCCTTCAGGGATAGTATCGACGGCAGCATCTTTAATGTGGGTAAAATCTACCAGCAGATAGAGTTTAACGAGGATCTATTCCCAAATCCTATCGTGCAAGGAAACTTTATGTGGAGGGGTGGAGAAAAGGATACGGAGGTAATCTTTGCTCCTGATGTAAACGGTCGATTTTTAGTTGCGTGGATGCCGCCAGAAGATCAGCGTAACGTGAAGCGGTCGGACAAGGGTAAACGTGTTGCACCATTTCCAGAAAGAGGTGTCGGCGGCGTTGACTCTTATGACCTTGACGAAACAGTAGACGGGAGAGGATCTAAGGGTGCGCTACATCTTTACAATAAGTTCAGCATGGAGGGTGCGTCAAACATGTTTGTCGTAGAGTATGCGTCGAGACCAGATATGGCCAGAATATTCTATGAAGACTGTCTGATGGCTGCTGTGTTTTATGGGTATCCGCTGTTAATTGAAAACAATAAGTACGGTATCGCAAGATACTTTGAATCAAGAGGTTACGACGGATACTTAATGGAAAGGCCGAAGCACCTGTTTGCCTCTAGCTCTAAGACTGTGAAGACTAAGGGTCTCCCGTCAAACTCAGCAGATATTATCCAAGCCCACGCTCACGCGATTGAATCTTACATACACAATCACGTCGGCATAAATCAGGATAACGGTACAATGGGTAACATGTACTTTAACAGAACCCTTGAGGACTGGATAGGATTTAAAATTAATAATAGAACTAAGTTTGACCTTACGATTAGCTCAGGGTTAGCTCTGCTTGCCGCTCAGAAGGCTCCTCCGCAAAAAGTAACCGACTTATCTAATAAGCAGTTTTTTAGGAGATTTAAGTTCAACGCGTAAATCACTATATTTGCAGGAAAAGCAAATGGGTGATGCACGGAAGTAATTCAAATAATAAGTTCGGATTTCCAGATCAGCTCGCTACTATGGCAGAGAAAGAGACCAAGGAGTACGGTCTCAAGTATGCCAAGGCGATTGATGCTCAATGGGGTAAGGTTTCCGAACGAGGCAGCCTGTTCAGAAAGCGTTTTGAGCAATTCGAAAAGAACAGGGCTTATGCCAACGGTACACAAGATACCAGCATATACAAAAAGATTCTTACGTCTCTTGACCCTAATTCAAACGACGGTACCCTCCTTAACCTTGACTTCTCTCCAGTCCCAGTACTCCCTAAGTTTGCGAGAGTTGTAGCCAACAAAATTCTTTCCCTCAATCCATATCCAAATCTTGAGGCAATAGATCCAATTTCATCTACCGAAAAGGATAAGATGAGACAGGAGATCTTGTTTGACATGGAGAATAAAGAGGATCTTAAGAAGATTGAAGAAGACACTGGGGAGCAGATGACTTCTGTGCCAGTTGATCAGCTCCCAGAAACTTCTGAGGAGGCGGAGATCTTTATGGCTTCAAACCTTAAGACTGCTGCTGAGATATCGGCTCAGATGGCTACAAACCTCACTCTTGAGTGGAATAACTTTAACGACTCTACGTATAGAAGGGTTGTTGACGATCTGGTTATATGCGGAATTGGGGTTGTTAAAAGAGAAAACGACCCGTCTCACGGCATCATAACTAGATACGTAGACCCTGCGGCCTTTATTCACAGCTACACTGAAGATCCAGGTTTAAATGACCTTGTGTATGCTGGAGAATCCAGGAAGATCACTATTCAAGAGTTGCGAAAGCTTGCTGGGGACGAGCTTACAGAAGACGAAATCAAAGACATTGCTGAAAAGGCTAGAAGTAAGTATTCTTACGATAGCAAGCATATGCATCAGCACAACTACGATATTTACTCTGGAAAGAATTCGTATGGCTATGACGACTTCGTTGTTGACATCTTGGACTTTGAGTTTATTTCATCTGACAAGATTTATTTCGAAGAAAAGGAGAATAAATACGGGAATGTAAACTTTTTCATGAAGGGCTTTGATAAGGAGCCCAAGATTAAGAACAGCGTATTTGAAAGAAAGCCTCACTGCCTTGAGGTTGGTAGCGTGTATGGCGGAATCTACATAGTTGGGTGCAATAAGGTCATCAACTATGGAAGAAAGGCAAACGTGCCTAAAAATATGTACGACATTTCAAGAGCAACACTCTCTTATTCGTGCGTAGCCACGAACATGAGAAACATGATGCCTAAGTCAATGATCGACAGCACCATAAGCTTTGCCGATCAGATTCAGCTTACTCATCTTAAGATTCAGCAAGCTATCGCCAAGGCTAAGCCTGATGGGTTGATTATTGATATCGAGGCCCTTGAAAATGTTCAGCTCGGAAAGGGTGGTGAGCTTCAGCCCTTGGAGCTTCACGACATCTACGAGCAGACTGGCGTCTTCTACTACAGAAGCAAGAATGCAGACGGCTCTGCTGGAGCTCCTCCGATCAGAGAGATCGGAAATAGCATCCGAAACATCAATGAGATGATAGCTCTTTACAACCATTACATGCGTATGATTCGCGATGTGACTGGTGTTAACGAGCAGATGGACGGGACGACGCCTAAGGGTGACGCTCTTGTCGGCGTTCAGCAGATTGCAATACAGACTGGAAATAACGCTATTTACGACATCACCAATGCGTCTGCAATCCTCTACAAAAAGGTTTGTCAGGACATCGTAAAGTGCCTTCAGATCATACACCCAGAAAGCATTTTGTTTGCTGTCTACGAAAAAGCTCTTGGAAGGTTTAACATGCAGACTTTATCTGAGTTTAGAGAGCTTCCGATGTATAATTTTGGCGTAATCGTAGAGAAGGATATGGAGGAGAAGGACAGACAGTTCCTTGAGCAAAACATTCAAATTTCATTGTCTCAAAAAGAGATAGACCTTGAGGATGCTATGGCTGTAAGGCAGCTTAGAGACGTCAATCAGGCCGAAAAGGTTCTGATGATACGTCGTAAGAAGAAACAAGAAGCCGCTCAGAAAGCAGCTATGCAGCAGCAGCAAGCCGCTGCTCAGGCTCAGATGCAGCAAATTCAAGCGCAGATGCAGGCTAAGCAGCAAGAATATCAGATGATGATGCAGGCCAAAGTATCTGAGATCGGAGTTAAGATGAAAGCTGAAATGCAGCTTGAACAAATGCGGTTCCAACATGAGCGAGAGCTCGCTATGATTAAGGCTCAGGTTGGCCAGTTTGACAAGCAATCTGACGTCGAGACGCGCAAAGAAATTGAGCGCATGAAAGACGACAGAAAAGATGAAAGAGTTAAGAAACAAGCTGTCGAGCAAAGCAAGCTTATATCTCAAAGACAAGGTCAGAGAGGAGAGCTTAAAAACGAAGCAGAAGAATTTGATCTGGGCCAAGCCCTCGCAAACCAAGCAATGAATAGATAATGGCTACTATAAATCTAGATACATCGTCCAGACTTGACATTATTGCTCGTCGCAGCGATACGTTTGACCTAACCATAGACTTTAATACGTCTTTGGCTGAATACGCTTACGGAGACTGGAAGCTTCAGGTCAGAGACGCTGACACTAATGACAGCACAACAGCTGGAGACATCACGATAAATGTGTCTGCGACCGAAGGCGTGCTTCCAGGAACTAGTGGATTTATTGTTTCTGGGGAAGAGCTTAGAATTATAATAACTTCTTCAGATATGAATATAGCGTCTGGGGTGTACGTATACGACCTTCAGACTACAGATGCTGGGACTGGTGTAAAAACTTGGTTGAACGGATACTTTAAAGTAGTAGAGGATATAACGATATAATATGTCAGCAGTAACAGTAAATCTGACCGAACAAAGCAAGGTGGAGATCAATCATGTTACTTCACCTGTCGTTAGTATTACCCATCCTGAGGTTCGGGCAATAACCGTTACTGGCTTTGTTGGAGGTTCTGGCGGTGGTTTCACCCTACCAGACGGACTTGAATACCAAGTTCTTACTTCTGACGGTGCTGGCGGTGCAACTTTTGAGTTCCCAAAGACTATCTCTGAGACTGTAAAAAACGTTAGCGGTGGAGAACTCGCTAAGGGGACTCCAGTACACGTCACTGGATCTACAGGTCAAGATACCGCTGAGGTAGTTGCTGCAGACGCTACCACATACTATCCAGCTCACTTTGTTCTTGGGGAGACTCTTGGAATTGGTGAAGTCGGCCAGGCTATTGCTTATGGTTTTATCAACAATGTATCTGTTCCAGACGGTGATGCTTATGTGGGGTTCGAGGGGGAAGATGTGTATCTCGGCGCTTCTGGCGGATGGGTTACAACCAAGCCTACGGGCGCTAACGTAAAGGTTCAGAAGATAGGCGTTATACTCAAGGTTAATGCTAGTTCTGATCATATTTCTGGTATTGTTCAGGGTGCTGGTAGGGTTAATGACCTGCCGAATATCACCGAGGGTAAGCTCTGGGTTGGAGACGCTGACGGCGTGCCACAGGAGTGGGGCTATTCAAACGCTACGGCTATGCCAGAAGAGGTAGGGGCATTTCCTGTCGGAACTACTTTTTCAGACGCGACTCTCGATCAGTTGTTTACAGGTCTTCTATACCCATATCAAGATCCTGTACTTACTGTAAATGATAATTTTGCCCAGGAATACGAGTTTGGTGATGACGTCAATAGCGTAACTATAACATTGAGCGCCGACAACCCATCAAACATTGAGACGGGCTCGTTGTCTATTCTTAAGTACACTGGGATTTCAACTTATACAACTATAGCCACTGGACTAAGCTTGAGTGACTTTTCTGGTGGGTATATTTACTCTCCAGCAACTCCTATAACGTCACCAGCTAATGGATATGTTTCTTTTAGAGTCATGGGGCTGGACACAAATGGAAGTACTATAAGTGATTATGGCCCTAATACATACTGGAGATATAGAGTCTTTTGGGGGAATAGCAGTTCTTCGTCTCTGTCTGTTGTTTCGACACTTTCTGACAGTATTCTAGATGCAAATAGGGGCGGAACTAGAGCCTTTGATTCTGGTACTAGCGTGTATAAGTTTTTCGCATGGCCTACGGGTCTTGGGGCGCCATCAGCGTCTCCAAATGGTTTTAAGTTTGACAACGGCACAAACGTTCCTATGGCCACTTCTAACGACGATGCAAACTTTTCAACCACCGACTCTAGTGGGTATTACTATCAATCAATTACAGAGACGGTAAATGGCGAGAGTATAACATATAGGGTTTATAGGAGTAAGAATCAGATTAACGGGGCGTTAAACATTACAGTGGATTGATATGGCAGCTATTGAGGGTTCAGTAACAATAGGCGGGTTTATAGCCCCATCAGATACTACGGATACGTATCCTTCCCACGTAGACATCTACGGTAGGGGCGGTATGCGTTCTGTAGCAGATAATACAGAAAGAGACGCTATTACTTCCGACAGAAGATCGGAAGGCATGTTTGTGTACGTCCTTGACCCAGCTGGAGACGGTACTGTCGATGCTACGCTATACACTCTCAGCGGCGGTATAACTAATAGCAACTGGATAGAGGTAGAACTTGGTGGCGGCGGTTATTGGCAGCAAGTAAACGCAAGCACAAGCATTTACTTTGTTCCAGGGAGTGGTGATGGTAGAGTCGGTATCGGTACCAACTCACCGAGCTATGACCTTCATGTGTCTAAAGATTCACCTGCAGGGACAGTTTACATAGGGGTTGAGAATACAAGCAACATTGGTACTGTTGGTGCTGGGACGTATTATATAGCTGATACTCAGACATGGTCTAATGTAGCTAGAGTTGGATCATATAAAATAGTAAATGATACTGACAACGTAACTCCTTTTGAAATAGAAAAACTAGCGCCAAACGCTTCGATTGTAGTGGGTCAGAATGGTGTCGGTATTGGAAAGACTGCTGCGACTAACGTAAAGCTTGATGTAGATGGAAATATAAGGTTTGCAAGTGACGGGGCTGGAGCAAACTATCTTGAGTTTGTTCGTAATAGTAGCAACAACTGGAAGCTTGGTTCATCGGGGGTTGGAGAAATATTTAGTCAAGTTGGAAATGCCAGCAACTGGAAACAAGACTTTACTGCAACAAGAAGATATATAAAGTCAGCCCCAACAACTGAGCAATTTTCTAATGGCGTTGGATACCCAGCTATTTGGGGTCAGCAAACGTGGACAGATGCCGCTTATAGGCATAGACACCTTTTCTTGGACGTAACTGACAGTAGTGGTGGTACTACTGGCAGCACTATTATTGAGGTTCAAAAAAACGGAACTGTAGGGTTTGTTGTAGATAAGGATTTCAACGTCGGTATCGGGACTTCTTCACCAGAGGAAAAACTTCATGTAACTCCAAGTGTTCTTGTAGGATCGAAGGGTTTCTCTACGCCAGCCGCTGGTCAACTCAGAGTTGCCTCTCCTAACGCTAGCTACGGCGAGCTTGGTTTTACGTCTCAATACGACAACTTCCCTTCTGGTATTAGATCTTACGGATTAAGCTCTAATTACGACAGAGACCTTCGTTTCTACACCAAAGACACAGCGTCTGCGACAGACGGACTGGAGCGAATGAGGATTACGGAGGGCGGTAACGTCGGTATCGGGACTGCTACGCCAGAAGAAAAACTTCATGTAGCAGGAAATATCAAGCTTGACGGAACTATAAATTCCGCCAACCTCACACCTACAGACAGGTATGATATAAGAAACTGGACGTACACTGGCAAAAGAACACTAGACAACAGTACGTTTAACCCTATACAGCTGCTTGGAACTCCTAGAGGTCTTTTCTTCAAGGATGACGGCACCAAGATGTATATATCTGACGATGGTAATGATGCAATCTATGAATACAATCTTTCTATCGCGTGGGATATAGAGACTGCAGTTCAGTCATACAAGCTATCCACAGTTACAAACCCTCCAAGCGCTAACGTACCATACAGCATCTTCTTTAGCTCTGATGGAACGGTTTTGTTTTTGGCTGACAATGATGAAAAAACTGTTCAGGTATGGGATTTGTCTATTGCATGGGATCTAAGCACCGCATCGTCTAACGATTCAAAAAAGCTTGTAGTGACATCGCTTGTTACTGAAGTGACAAACATGTCCTCTCTGTTCTTTAATCCAGACGGGAATATCATGCTTGTTTATGATTTCAATACTGAAAAAATCTACAGGTTTGATCTAAGTACGGCTTGGGATCCTTCTACTGCTACGCATACGTCGTCTACGCTAAATATGTCGTCAGCAGCTGACTACCCAGGCCTGCCAACCCTAAACTCTGCAAGCCCTCAAAACTACTTTGGTATCTGGGTATTGGATGACGGTCTCACTATGTATACCTCCGAGTATCAAACAGATACTTTTATACAGTGGAGCATGTCTACGGCATGGGACATAACGACGCTGTCTATTGTTAGATATACAAGTACTCCGCGAGGAAACGATATTCTTGTACCAACACAGTTTTATTTTGCAGACAGCATTAAAAAGCTTTTTGTCCTTGACGACTACTCCGACAGTGTCTTTGAGTTTGACACCTCTGCAGGTGTAAACATAAGGAGCCTTTCTAGTGACGGAAAGGTGTTTTCAGAAAAAGGTGAGTTTAATGGGCTTATTGTAAATGGGATTCTTGATGTCAGGGGCGGAACTGATACTCAGGGTCTCACGGCTCAAAGTTCTGGTATAAATACTACTGGCGGTATTACTGCTAATGGGAGTTTGCAAACTGGTAGAAGTACTGGCAGTAAATCTGCATATATAAACTATTATGGGTCAAAGGCAGATCCAAACGATACTCAGACATACAGAACACAGTCTTATGCTGGTATAAACATTAGACACCACAACGAAAGCTATGATCAGGTAGATATAGGGTCGTACAGCAATTCTTATATAAATATTGTCGGTGAGGTCGATAACATTGGAAGCACTGATATCACTGGTCAGATAAGAGTTCAAAACAAGAAGACCCTTAGAGAAAGCATTGCTCCTAGCGGAACGATAGTTCATAGAGATACCTTTACTGAGTCTTTTGATACAGATATAACGGTTCACACGCCAGATGTTGGTAGCGCGTACACTATTCAAAATACAGACGGGGCAGACGCAACAGCCGTTGTTTCTGGAGGAAACGGATATGCAACGACTTCTCCTTCTCCAAACGACAACGAGGGCATTACAGTTTTGTGCAACACGACACTACCCACCGACTATGTAGCAAAGTGGGAGTTTAGTTCGTCTTCTTCGTTGCCGCCTGGTGACTCTTATGTGTTTACTATTCTTTTAAATTATAAAGACAACGACAATTTTGACATCCTTAGACTTTCTAGAGATGCTGACGATACAATTCTTTATGTTCGGAGGGCTGGAGTAATTACTTACGGGCATATTCAGACAGAAATTAAGAATATTGGTGGCGAAAGAGGTGATTATACAACCACCTACAATACAGACACACTTAACATTGACCTTTGGGGTTGGGCGGGAAATAAAAATCCTGCATCCCTTACTCTTGAGGCTAGGAAAGTTGGCGACTACCTAGTTCTGATATATGACGGAATTATCGGGTATGTAGCTGAAGTTGACTGGTTTGCTAGCCATAAGATCGGTTTTGGGTGGGGAGCAAACAGCTTAACCAACAGCAATGATGAGGCTCACGACTCGTGGAAGCTTGACTCATTTACTGTTCAAGAGATTACTGATAGAGATCTTGACTCCGTAAGCTATATTGAAAACGGCAACTTCGGTATCGGGACTACTTCACCGACTGCCAATCTGCACTCTATGGCCCCAGATGGCAATACTTTCTCTTTAAAACTTGGGAGGGCAGACAATGGAAGTGAGTGGAGTTTCAATCACGCTGGAGATGACTTAAGAATCTACAATCAGGGTGGTTCTGGAAAAGACATCTTGTTTAGCGTTGATGCTGGCGGAACTGAAAAAGGCAACAAAGTCGGTATCGGGACCGCTACGCCGTCAGAGAAGTTGCACGTAAGTGGTAAGATTAAAGTTATTTATGGTACAGAAAATGTGCTTATTGGCGATGCTGGCAACAACATAACTGGCTACTCCAACACTGCTCTCGGTTCACTTACTCTTAGAGACGCTACAGCAGCTAATCAAAACGTAGCTATTGGTCAGCAAGCGCAGAGGTATACAACTGGAAACTACAACGTGACGGTTGGTACTCAAGCCAATATGTACACGACAGGTGGGAACAACGTAGCTCTTGGTGGTTTGGCAGCAAAAGGTGATGCCTCTTCTACCTTCACCAACACAACAGCAGTCGGTTATCGAGCACTCACAGCACTAACTACTGGCGAAGGCAATACTGCGGTGGGGGTTGAGTCTCTACGAGACACAACAACAGGAATTCGCAATACGGTAGTGGGGAATTCAGCAGGTGCCGCTGTCAACGCGGGTTATAATGCAATATATGGTTATCAAGCAGGGCAATTATTTGGTAACAATAATACTGCAATGGGTTATGTCGCAGGGAAGTATAATTCAGGTGAAAATAATGTTCTTATTGGCGCAGAGGCTGGCGAAGGCGCTAGTGGCTCCTCTAGCTTCTCCAACACAGTAGCAGTCGGTTATCAAGCTCTTACTGCGTTGACTACTGGCACTGGGAATACTGCGGTAGGGTATCTAGCATTGGCAAATGCTACGACTAACCTTAGAAACACAGCTGTGGGTTATGGTGCTTTTGATGAAATTGATGGAACTAATAATGTATCATATTCTACTGGTTTAGGATATGGTGTGAGTAGTGGTGGATACGATGAAGTTATAGTTATAGGCCATAATGTATCCGCTGGAGGACACAATAGTGTATCCATTGGTGGTACAGCAGGCTATCAAGGTGTTGCTATAGGAGACCTTGCTAAAAACGGAAGAGGAATTTCCATAGGATATGGTGCGGGTCGATTAATACAAGGTAGTAATGACCACAATATTTTTATTGGAAACCAATCTGGATACAACACTAATGGTGCTAGCCGTAATACATTCTTAGGACAGTTCACTGGACTTAATTTGAGTGGTGGGGATAATAACACATTAATAGGATACAATGCTGGGTATAATATAGCAAATGGCTCTAGCAACATATTCCTAGGCTACAACGCAGGCTACAACGAAACAGGAAGCAACAAGCTGTACATCGCAAATAGCGATACAACCACCCCGCTTATCTACGGTGAGTTTGATAACGAGATTGTTCGAGTCAACGGTAGTTTAAATTCTAGGCTAACAGGACAATCATATGACAGCCTCCAAGTTGGAGAAGTCTTTAGATTTAAGCCTCTAGACGGGGCAAGCACCGTTCCATCATCAAATGCAGCTTCTGTATACATAAGTAGAGATGGCTCAACGTCAACTGATGTTGTTGCGCTAAACGTGGGTGACAAAATAAAAATTAAAAGAAACGGCGGTGGTACACCTACGTTCAACGTTGGTAATGGTGCATTTATATACGAACAAAGTTATGACGGCAACGCTGTAACAAACACCAACCCGTTCAACAACGGAGCTGGTATGGGTATTAGAAATACTAGTCAAGGCTCTCCTGTTATTTTGGCCTTGTTGATTAATGGAACCTTTGGGGCCTTAAATAGTGCTGGTTCAACGCTCAACATTGGTAACCCCAATGGCATGAATAACAACTGGGCGCAGGACCAACAGGTATATTTTCAAAACACCAGTTTGTTTGGGGTTAGAAACGGTAACACCTCTAACTTTGGGAATGCAGACGGATGGGTGATTAGATCTCAATCTCTCAACACAGATAGCGTAAGTGATTACAGGCATGGGCTTCAGCTTTCTAACCCTCCAAACCTTGGGGTGAGCTCAAACGGAGGCAAGGTATACACAACAAACGGAAGCAATGTATTGGATGCAAATACCTTGGGCTATAGCATTCGAAGCTTTGTTGAGGTTGGAGATACCATATATGTCTGCGACGCCAGCACAAACACTCATTTTGTTACCACAAATACAATCTATAAGCATACTGTAACTGCTGTAGACCTTGTAAATAATACAATTACTATAGACTCAAACTATGCAGGAACAACAGGAACTTCTTCTGCGTACTTAGAGAAAAACATCGTAACAGTTAGAAACTATAACGGTGATGTTATGACTCGTGTAAAGGGCACGGGAGAGTTCCAGATTGGAAGTGATGCTGCGGGGTATTTATTGCCTTCCACTGACGGGACATCAGGACAAGTGCTTTCTACGAATGGTTCTGGTACGGTTACTTGGGCAACGGTTTCTGGTGGCGGAACTGATACAAACCTTGGTTCAAACGATCTAACTAGTACCGCTACAACAAGAAAATTCACCTTATACTCTGACAACTCAACGCTAGGGATTTTTAGAAGCGGTGGAACAAATCCAATAGCGTATTTCACGCAAGGAGGCGCCTCTGGAGCTAACGCTGTTTCTGTTTACGGAGAATTAAACGTTTACGAAGATACCTCTGGAAACGCAGAGCTTAGACTTAGAGATTCTTCTAATAACTACGCAGCTATTCAGGCTAGCGCCTCTACTACTTCGTATACTATAACCTTGCCGTCTTCTGGACCAGGAGCTGGCAGCAAGATTCTTGAGTCTGACGCAAGCGGAAATCTGTCTTGGATAAACACTCCTACTGGCGGAGGCGTAAACGTCTCTGGAACTCCAGTAAACAATCAGCTTGCTGTATGGACGAACTCAACTGATATAGAGGGTGATGGAAACCTTACTTGGAGCGGAACGGAGTTGCTTGTGCAGGGACAGCTTAGAGCCGA